TTTCAAGGGCTCTGTGGGGTAGCGAACTAGGATCGGAGAAACCATGACGGACGAAGAGTTTGAGCAACTCAAAATGCACAGCACCGACTTCATTCCTTTTGGAGGCCATCGGGAGGATTCCGAAACCCTCCCATACGGGTGCTACTTGGAAGGAGAGAAGCCTAAAAATGCCCGCTGATCCCCTCTCCCCAGCCTGCGAAGCTTGTGGACTATACCGCACCCACAGCGGGACAACCATCCACCGGGCCGAAATTGACACCCGCAACCATCCCCCAGGGACCAAACCAGTCCTGTTCATCCTCCCCTACCCCAGCCCCATTGGTGCGCACTCTGGGGCGCTAACCAATGACAGGGGAGTGGAGTGGATTCTCGACTACCTTAACGCTGACAGCTTCACGGCAGAGTGGACTCTCACGTCGGCGCTCCTGTGTAGCCCTCCCTTTGATGATGCTGGCAAGATTGAGAAGGTAGGGCCCAAGATGTACAGTTACTGTGCGTCCCACTACCTCTCCGACCTCATCGCCAAATTGCAGCCCGTTGTCATTGTGGCTCTGGGAGGGGAGGGGCTTGAGGCCGTGTGGCCCAAGAGCCGAGGCAAGTGCCCCAGTATCACCAAGGCGCGTTTGGCACCCGTGCGGATTGAGGAACTTCCTGGCTCACCTTGGTTGCTGGCCAGCTATAACCCACGCACTCACGGCTGGTGGGTGGACAGTGGCGGCACCAAGGGGCAGGATTTGACCGAGGAATACATCCGCCTCTTTACTCTCATCGTACAGTGCGTGGAGGGCAAATACACCTACTCCGCCCCAGAGTGGAAACTCATTCAAACCACCGACGAGCTGCGCCAACTCGTAGAATACTTCCAGGTGCAGGGGGTGAGGGATCTAGTCATAGACGTGGAGGATGATTCCTACCTTGCTCGACAGGGGGAGAAGATTCGCCCCAACGCAGATGACCACGATGGGGTCATGCCCCAGTGTCTGACCGTCTATCACGAAGACAACCGGCTGCTGTGTGTAGGGGTGACCGTGCGCATCGGCACCCGCTACGAAACCTACGTCATTTCAGCCGACCCCTACTACACGGACGCTGACGAGGGTGCAGAGTTTGTGCGCTGGATGACGCTGATGTGCGATAGGCGGACCCTCTCTGTGTGGAACGCCATCTACGAGACACAAGCCTTCTACGTGTTCCTGGGGGTGGAGGTTGAAAAGATTGCCTACTTTTGGGATGGCTGGCTCAAGCGTGGGTTGCGTGACCAGTCTCTCTTCAACAATGGATTGAAAGAAACAGCCATGACCCTGCTGACGGTCCCTGACTGGCAGAAGGATCTGGATACCTGGAAGACGGCCATACGCAAGGAGCTGTTGGCCAAGAAGCTGCCCGGCTGGGTGAAGATGGGGGACGTGCCCCGGGAAGTCATCTACCTCTACAACGCTTGGGACACCTACACCACCGCCCGCATCAAGTATGAGTTCTTAGAAGACGAAAACTACGACTACCCCCAGCGCGCCTACGAGGCCCTTATCGACGGTTTGCCGTGGCTGGCGGAGATGGAGCGCAATGGGATCCCCGTCAATGAGGAGTTGCTTTGGCAAACGCTGGATGAGTTGGAGGCTGAAGAGGCGGGACTGGAAGTTCAAATTCGGAAGTGGCCTGCAGTGCTCCGTGCTGAGTCGGCCAGCGGCAAGCCGTTCAATCTCCGCTCTTCCATCTTTTACAACGCCTTGATCCTCGATATGTATGGGGAGCGTGAGGGTGGGACGGTCAAGATTCCCGACAACTTCCCCAAGACTGAGACTGGTAAGCCCGCGTCTGACGCCGACACCATCGGCCGGCTGGCGGGAGAGGAGCTTGCCCACCCCGTCGCGTGGGAAGACAAGACCTCCACCCAGCGATTTTGGTTCTCCGTGATGAAGTGGCGGGAGGCTGGGGACGATTTCAACCGGCTGCTGGGCCTTTCTGACTACGTTATTGACGGGCGCATCCATCCCCGATACCGGGGCTTGCGCACCGAAACCATTGATGACGGGGATGAGACAAAGGGTGGTGCCAAGTCTGGGCGGTGGAGCAGTAGCCCCAACGCCCAGAACCTGAAAAACACGGAACGCTTCCAGCGCCCCTTCGAAGCTCCTCCAGGCTGGGTCTGGTATCGGTTCGACTACGGCCGGATTGAGCTGGCGTGGTTGGCCTGGAACACCCAGGACCCTCTCATGTGCCAATGGGCCATTGAGGGCAAGGACGCCCACCAGGAGCGCGGAGCGGCACTTTGGGCGGTGACGTTTCAGACAGAGCCTGCCGAGTTTGCTGGACAGCCCGCTGCTGTCCAGAAGGAGTGGCGTGCCATCGGCAAGACCCAGAACTTCGCCACCGTCTACCTCGAGGAGCCGCGCACCACGTCTGGAAAGACCGGCATCCCTTATGAGCGGGTGCTGGCCGACCTGCGCACGGCAGATGAGGTCCACCCCAGCATCAGGCGGCTGAAGATGGAGATTTACGAGAAGTGCCAAGCCGGCCATTATGTAGAGTCCACTCTCCTGGGGCGGCGGCGCACGGCTGTGGGGTGGATTCCCTCCACCCAGACGGCGGAGCAGTTCACTTCTCTGGATGAGGAGCACATGCGAAAGAGGAACCAACACAACTTGGCAATCTTTCGGTCCATTTGGAACACGGCTGCCGCCCAGGCTGACGCCTCGGACACCACGTTCTGTATGGGCAAGCACATCCACAACCGGATAAACTGCGAATCCCTCTACGGCAGCCAGTGTTGCACTCCATTGCTTGATCCCACCATGGTGAAGTCTGTGGGCTTCATTCATGACTCCCTGGACTTTCTTATTTGGCACGAATACGAGGCGGAAGCTGCCCCCATCATTGCGGCCGAGATGGGTAAGCTACACCTCCTGCCCAAGCACCCGAAACAGTTCGGCCTACCCATCCCAGTCGACATGAAGCGTGGCTACAACCTCGCTGACTTTGTAAAGGAGAAATGACATATGGTGAACTTCAGAACCCTGGCGGAGATCGCCGAAGAAATCAAGTCCCTGCCCCAAGGGCAAGCCTTGGAGACAATGGACATCCAAAAGCTGGCTGAGCTTTACGGCCAGTGCACCGACCTCTCCAACGAGTTGGGTGACCACGCCAACGCACTCTGTGACCTCTGTTCGGCTGCGGCTCAGCAAATTTTCCACAAGGCCAGGGAGGCGAGCGCCGGCCAGCACTCCAAATTCGAGGTGAACGGACAGCCCTTCACCATCGCGCTGCGCAACGGCAGCTACTTCATCAAGCGGGGGAAGTCGTGACCTGCCCGACTCACGGCAAGGAACTGGAGTGGATACAGCTTACCCCAGGTAAGTCCGTCCACCGCTGCCCCGACTGCCACGCAGGGGTGAAAGGCCCTCGACCGGAGTCCTTGACTCCACTCATCCGCTATCAGCAGAACTGGAGTAGAGAAAGAGAATGGAACAAGAAAGAGAAGTCAACCCCGTTCGGCCGCCCGAAACGCCCCCAATGGTGACCTGGGAGTTTCTGCTCAAGTGTGTAGGCAAAGGAGTGGAAGCAGCCTTCCGCCACGCAATGGAGCGCAGTCTCTCTCCAGAAAGGCTGGCAGAGTTACACGCCGCCGAGGAAGAACGGGATGAGTTGCGCAGACGGCTGGACATCATACTCCTGGCGGGCAGGGGGTTGCCCCGCCAGAGTGGCCGTTATCTCTGGGTTAAGGTCAGGGAGCAGACGCTCCAAGGTAACAGAGCAGCGGGCAAAATCATCTTCCCCGCTCTTGACGAGAAGCCCGAGATGCTGCGGAAGCACGGCTTCCGTAAGGTGTTCTACCTGGAGGAGGGTTGAAGGAGCCGCTAGATGAGAAACCCATCCAGTTCCGCACGCGCGCAGAGCACTGGAAGATGTGGCCGCGTGCCGGCATCATTGCGGTGTTTCACTTGAAGGCTTCTGCCGACGGACGCCAACTTGAGATTGGGGCGTGCAAGTTCAAACTCACGCGTGCTGATATGGATAAGCGCCCCGATCTCCTCCACCAAATCACTAAGGTGCTTGAAACATGGAAATTGTGAACCCCCCACCGCTGGAGGTGGACCACGCCATCTTCCGCCTCGACAACCTTGACCGGGATACGGTGAAGTTCCACCTCGCCCAGATCAGTCCAGAGGAGGCCCGCCTCTCCCAGCTCTGGAGTGACGCCGCCTACTACTCCTTGACGTTTGAGAGGCTGGCGAAGCGACGCGAAGCCCAGGTTTACCTGGCGGCGAAGGAGCAGCCTTACTTGCGTAACACCAAGAAAGGAGTAGTGGAGGCGGACTGTAGCGAAGACCATCTGAGAGCCCTCCAGAAGTCCGATGACTACGCTCTGGAACTCTGGGGGTGCTCTGACCTTTGGCGCCAGCGCCGAGATGAGCTGGCTGGTTACCTCTCCACCCTGCGCAACAAATCTTCACTAGTTAGTTCTCTGGCTGGTATTACCAGGACAGAAATGCAAGGTGCCTACCAAAATTCCAGCAGGGCTTGACAAGACGACAACCGGCTGGTAATAAGGAAGAACCCCTTTCCGCTGTCCGCACGCACCCAGTATGGGAGGAGCTAGTAACGCAGCGGAAAGGGGCCGGACTCAGTTTGCCACTTTAGCTCAACTGGACAGAGGCCGGGTCGCACCCGGAGATACTGGTTCGAATCCAGTAAGTGGCATACCCCCACAACTGAATACCTACAGAGGAAGGACGTGTTCCATTGAGTTTCAACGCATCCGCCGTTCGCGGCATTCGCCAGGCGAAGAACAATCAGGCCCGAGTCTCCCGATTTGCTGGGGGAGGGCAGCTCCCCTTCGTCACCCCCAGGGACCTTATTGACGGTGCCTACCAGTTTCGGCTCTGGCCAGCCGACCCCACCAAGAACCCGCTTGGTTTCCTGTTCAACAAGACTCACACCATCGAAGACGATCCTGAACTGTCCTGGCAGTGTCCACGCTCCAATAACTGGGACCCGCTGCCCACGCACTGGGAGATGTGGGACGCCTCCAAGAACCTGTGGGTGCCGGCCGACCAGAATCTGGTCGACTTCTACCAAGACCCAGAGCGCGAGCCGGAGGAGGGCGACCCCTACCTCACCCCAGTCTTCGCCGAACGCTGCTGGGCGTGTGAACTTGAGGCCTCCATGGTGGAGGCCGGACTCAAGCTGGATGATGTGAGCAAGAGGCTTGCGCGCTGGCTGGGAGGGGATTGGTCTGACGGTTTCAAGGGGCTGTTCGGCGACGAGTCCTACAACTTCCCCGCCACCATCGGCGTGCGCGAGCACAGCCGCATCTCCAAGGAGGGCAAGAAGGGCAAGAAGTATGACGTGATCGAATACTGCCCTGACCCCAAGGAGCGTTTCCACTGTGTGCTCCAATTCAATCCCGGAGAGCTGGTGAACGACCTCCTCTCCCTCATCGAAGCCTGCCCCGACTGCTCCAACATCCAGGTCGGAAGGTGGTTCACCCTGCGCAAATCCAACGGCGGAGTCGGCATTGGCGGCTACAAGCTGACCATGGCCCCCAACCCCAGCCCGGCTGGATTTGAAATCGACGTGAAACGCTACCCCAATTTTCAGAACTGGGGCAAGGGCAACGCCCGCTACAACCGTCCCAGCAAGCGCATCCCCTACGCTGAAGTGGAAGCGGTCGGCAGTTCCTCCTCCAAGTGGTGGGCGGCTGAGTTGGAATCTCACGGCATCCAACTCTCCGATAATCCCGGGGAGGTGTTCTGATGCGGATGACATGGAAGAAAGAGGCCAGTGAAACCGGTCTGGTGGCGAGAGTATGACAAAGAACACGCCATCTATGAAGAGCAACGAAAGAACCGGTGGCGGTAAGTGCAAGACGAAGAACTAGACAAGGCACTGGCCAAGCGATTGGGTGGGGCTGACAAAGCATTTGCCAGCCCCACCATCAACTACTGGATGAGCACAGGCAGCCCCGTGTTGGACCTCGCCTTGCGTGAGTGGAAAAAGTCTGGGGGGTGGCCAGGTGGCAAACTCATCGACCTTTACGGGCGCAACCACGCCGGCAAGACCTCACTGTGTCTGCGCACGGCCCGTTCCTGTCAGCAACAGGGTGGGCGCGTCTTTTACCTCAACACCACAGAGCAGGGCTTCAACCCTGAGCTGGCCATCACCATCGGCGCCAACGTTACAGAGAAGCCATCAGACTCATGGTGTCTGTTGAATGTCTTCAGCCTGGAGGGCTGGGGAGATGTGTGCGAAGAGATTGCGGAGGAGCGTCACGAGCGTGACGAACCCACGCTAGTCATCACGGACTCCCTGTCCAGCTTAGGGCTGATGAAGTATACGATGGACGGCGACGACGCCACATCCCCCAGTGCGGCTGGGGCGAAGTGGTTGCACGAGTTCTTCCGGCGCGGCATCTTCTACTACATGACTGGATCCAAGATTGTGCTCATGGTCATCCGCCACCAGACGGACACACCTCGAGTATCCTTCACGGACAAGACCACGCACGGGTCCTCTGTCGACTTCTACTCTTGGCTGCGGGTGCGGATGACGCGATCCGATATGCAGGATGCTGACGGCGGCAAGCGATGCGGGTCCTGGCTGACGGCCAAGGTGGTGAAGAACAAGGTGGGCTCCCTTTACGGGGAAGTCTCCATGCCCTTCTACACCGGCAAGGGATTCAACGAGGGGCTAGAGGTATTCTGGGCCCTCAAGGAGTTCGGAAAACTGGAAGGGTCTGGTGCCCGCTACATCTGGGACGGGAAGTCCTACTACATGAAAGAGCTGGTCGACCTCTATGCCACGTCCGCCGTGGTGAAAGAGCAGGCTCTCCAACTCTTGCGGGAGTCTGGCGGCAAGAAAGTAGTGGAGAAAAAGAAGAAGTGAAGCCACGTCTCTTCAAAAACCCCCTCACAAACCTGTGGCAAGTCCAATCTTGGAATGGCGCCTACGCTACTTTCTACTTGTGGGAGCACGCCTGTCAGCGTCTGAAGGACGAAGCCAAGGTGTACTCCTTCCTGCGTAGCAAATGAAAGAGGACCTCCTTGTAGCCTGGGCACTCCAGAACCAGGACGAATTCTTCACCATCAGCGACCGTTTCCACGAGGGGAGTTGCCGGTCGGAGCCGTGGGTGCGGCTCTGGCCCCTCCTCTGGAAGGGCTACCAACAGCACGAGCGGTTCCCCGCCATCTCAGAGGTGGACCAGCTCATCAACAAGTTGGATCTGGACGCCACTACCAAGGTGGTGGCGTGTGACATTCTGCGCCAAGCATACACCGCCCCAGTCTCTACCTACACTCAGGATGACATCCAGCGCTATCTGGTGCTCCAGGAATTCCACAAGCTGGGGATGGACATGGTGGGCGCTTTCGACAAATCCGCCTCCCTCCAGTCTCAAGTAGACTTCTACACCAGCAAACTTGAGCGTATCTCCGCCATGTTGGGGACACGCCAGATGGGCACGCGTTACAGCCCGTTCGACAACCCCCGCCAGTGGTATGAGAAACTGCGGGAAGGCTACGGTGCCAATCCGCTGCCCACTCCCTTCTACCGACTGAATAAAAAGCTCAGAGGCGGGGGCATCCTCCCCACCCTCACGCTGCTGGTGGGACCGACTGGGGGCGGTAAGTCTACGCTGCTGAAGGCGATTGAGATGCACGCCTGCCGGCAGGGGAAGCGGTGGGTGAACTACACGCTAGACGACAGTGAAGGTGACATGTTGGAGCGCCAGTACGCTCACATCTTACGGCGCCCTATCCTGCCAGCCGATATTCTAGACGAGCAGCGCCGGGAAGAGATTGGGAGAATCCTGGAGGAGAGGATGGAAAAGGAGTATCCCGGCTGCTACGAGGGATACAGTATCGAACCCAATCGCTATACTTTCAAAGACGTGGTGCGCCATCTCACCCAGCTCCAAGCGCACTACAGACGAGAAGACCTCATCGCTAGAAAGCACGGGTATGAAATTGCTGACGAGGACTTAGGTCGGATTGATGGTGTGGGGATTGATACTGGAGACCAGATGAGGACGGAGCAGAACTACAAGTCGGACTGGCTGGTGCTGGAGAAGCTCTATGAGTCCGCCGTGGGAGTATCCAAACGGTTCCACTGTCCTGTAGTCTGCACGGTGCAAGGGAACCAGGAGACGGTGGGCGCCTCCCAGATTACTGTGCGTAACCTGGGCGGTTCTTACGGTAAGGCCAAACCTGCCAAACTCATTCTGGGGGTGGCCCAGACTGTCCAGCAGTCCCAGTCCGCCCACACCATCGACCCAGCAGCAGACTATATAACCAGCAATCTGCACCACCTGCACGGCTACGACCCGTTAATGGACAGGAATACGGAATGGGAGCCAGCCTATATTTGCGTGATCAAGAACACCATGGCTTCGTCTGAGGCTGGTAGAGGAATGGTCAAAAATGTGATGGTGCCAGTGCTTATCGACTTCTCCACCTGTCGAATGCTGGAAGACTTCAGCAAGCCGGAAGAACTAATGAGGGCCAGCAACAAGACTCTGGCCGAGGAAAGGGAGGCACAGGGCGTCACGTCCCGTGCCAGCAAGAAAGGAGCCAAGGGGTAGTGGAGATGACGGTGCAAGAACTGGAGCGCACATCCCGCCGCGAGCGGTGGGAGATGGAGCGGGCTATCATAGAGGAGTGCCTGACGATGCCGGTTGACAAGCTCTCAGCCCTGGCTGCGATTTTGGCTGGCGGGCTTACCCCCGAGGGGGAGGCGTGGTGCTGGGATAAGCTGCGGGAGGTGCCCCGTGACTGATTGTCGCGAGTGCGAGCGTAAGCTCGAGGAGATTGAGCGCCTCTGGGGGCGCATCGACCAACTAAAAAGCGAGGTGGCGTCGCTGGAGGGCCGGCTGATGGAGGCCAACGCCAAGCCCTGGTGGCGTAAATTGTGGGAGGTGTGCCGTGGCTGACCTCAAGCCGTGTCCACTCTGTAGTAGTTGCGGTTGCGGGGCATCCCAGGAAGCAGCGGTTGCTCGAGTCGATAGCTTGGGTAGGGAATCCGCTTACTGGACCGGCCCCTTCGAGGTGAAGTCGTGACCCTGGTGATCCGGAAGCGGGTCTTCACCCCCCAGGACGCAGACTCGATTTTAGAGTCTTGGCCCCGGATGTCGATTCCGAATTGCCCTGGACGGGCTCTCCTGATCGACATCCCGCCTACACAGGGCGCGCTGCATCTGTGTCGGGAGTTGGTATCGAGAGGCTGGAAGGTGGTGTTGAGGGATCATCACTTGCCTGAAGGCGACTCAGCTCGTGACCAGGAGATCCGGGCTTTGAGCCAAGAGATTGCGAACGTGATCTCGAATGGTATTGAGCGACGCGTCACCCGCTCCCAGCATCCTGGGTGCAGCACCTTGGTGTTGCCAGGTGAATGGCTTGCCTTCGATCTGGTAGTGGCGGACGCCGATCCTGATGGCCTCCTCTCCAGTATGGTCGCGATGGGGCTTGACTACCCAGGCCTCCATCAGGATTGTGCAGTCCTGGATGGCGCACCAGAACTCAGGAGTCGGGAAAACCTGACTGAGCTGGGCTGGTTGCTGAACCAGTGTTGGTGCAGTCTTGAGCCTCGCGATTCCAAGAAGCCCGAAATCCATGAAGCTGCTGTGCAGGAATTGTTCAGCCGATTCATCGATGCGTTCATCGATGCGGTAGCGGGCTACCAGGACGCGGGGGATTGGCTTCGTGAGAAAGCGGCTCGCTATGACGCTATGGTCGAGGCCGCAACTGAAGCGGCAGTCTTGAGCGAACCTGTGGGTTCGACTGGCTGGTTCCTGGTGGATCTGGTGGGCAAACGGGTGGATCGCGGCACCCTGACCCGATTGCTGGAGGAGAGGGGCGCTACTGTTGTGGTGTCGAAGCTGGATTCCGGCGTAATCGCGGGCCTTCACGGAGGCGTCCAGTATAGCGCCGCCACTACATCGCTATCGAAAGGTCAGATCAATCTCACGACCCTGAAGCCTGACGACCTGGTGTCGAGTCCTGAATCGGGAGTCATTTCTAACGTCCCGTTCTTGCTGCACATGAGCCAACAGGTTTGGGATGTCGTTAAAGCACGACTCTGGTTTCCGGGAGCTAGAGTGCGTGAGTGGCGACTGGGAAGTTGCGGGGACCCTCCTGCAGTTTACTCATACTTGGAAGGTTACCACAGAGGGGAGTGCAATTGTGGCTGGGAGGGGCCAACTCTGCCGACTAAGGAAGAGGCCATCGCCGCCTGGAACACCCGCCCCATCGAGGACGCGCTGCGGGCGGAGGTCGCCGAGTTGCGGGAAGAGCTTGAGACTGCTGAACGTGAGCGGGATGAGGCAAGGGCAGAGGTAGAGCTTTACGCCGAGGCTATGGACAAGGGCCCTGAGTGGTCCGCCTCAGAAACTATGTTGGCTCTCAACGAAGAGGTTGCAAGGGAATGTGACAGGGCCAATCGAGCTGAATGCGAGCGTGATGAGCTGCGGGCGGAGGTGGAGCGGCTGCGGGAAGCGATTGCCGCGCGTCAATCCGCCTCCAAAACTCTCTCGGCGCTCATACAAGACGAAATCAGGGAGTTGCGGGAAGAGTTGACGGAGTCAAGGCGAGAGCGAGACGAGGCGCGCGGAGGATACGACCAACTGAAGCAGCGCGCCGAGGCTGCGGAGGCGCGGGTGAGGGAGTTGGAGGGGAAATGAGTGAAGTCCGCATCAGCACAGAAGACTATGAGACATGGGAGATTGCCACTCCCGACTTCAATGCCAACTTCAATAGTGCTCTGAAAGAGCAAATCCCTACCCCGCACCGCTGGTGGAGTAGTGAGGGTAAAGTGTGGGTGGTGTCTCACGAATGGAAGGAACGGGCTGTCGCACTGGCCCAACACTACTATGGCACTGTAGTGGAGGTGGAACCGTGAGCTGGCTTCCTGCTAACGCCCGGCACGTCGGTGGCAACGAATACCTGCTGGTGTGTCCAGCCCCATCCTGCCGTAAAGAGAAACTGGCCTGGAATGCCAAGAAGGTGTTCGGCTGGTGTCTAGTCTGTGGCTTCCGCATCAACGGGTTGGAGCAACTCAAACGCCACTTCCCGACGGGCTCCTCTGTTCCACTCCACGTCGACTTCCGAACCCCCCTCGACGGCTACGGAGTCATTGATCCATACTCCCACCCAGGGGCCTCTGCTTATCTGGAGGAGCGAGGGGTAATTCCTGATGACATCTACCAGTGTAACTGCACCTACGGAGAGGGGCGTGTCTGGTTCCCAGTCTGGTCGCCGTTGGGGTTGCAGCCTTTCTGCTTGGGGAGAAGTATCGACCCCAGAAACAAGCTACGCTGGCTTTCATACCCTGCCGAAAAGGGCAAGTATCTCTTTGGAAAGTTGCCTGTCGGGGAAACCGTTATCCTGGTCGAAGGCATTTTCAAAGTGCTTACGCCCCATCTCTGGGGAAGGGCTTTGGCGGTGCTTGGGTCCGCCCCCTCTCTGGATATTCTGGTTTGGTTGGGCTTGCGATACAAGGACATCATTGTGTGGTTCGACCCGGACGCCGCTGGACTAAAGGGGGCGAGCATGGTTTCTAGTATGCTGAACGGCTGGCTGCCTGATGTGACGGTGCGCGTCCTGAAAGGACCAGCCCCAGACGAGTGCTCACCGGAATACGCCTTGTCAGAACTGGAGAGGCTGTACCCCACATGCTAGTGGTGTGCGCTGACATTCACCTCCAGGAGGACACGCCGGAAGACCTCCACTACGGCCAGCAACTCCTGAAGGATGGGGCTATGCTCTGCCGGCGGCACAGCGTCAAGCATCTGGTGGTGGCGGGGGACTTCTTTCACTATAAGCTGAAGATCAGCCCTCGCCTCCTCTACACCACCCTGCAGACGTTGAAGGAGGTGCGCAAGTCAGGCGTGGATGTGGTGGTTATCCCCGGCAACCATGACCGTCCAGACTCCAATGACGTGGGCTGGACACCCCTCTCCCTATTCTCTGATGACTGCACCCTCATCAACGAAACCAGAGTGGTGGAAAGCAAGGACGCCATCATTGCGTTTGTTCCGTGGTATCCCCCCGGCCAGTATCGGAAGGAGATCAACCGAGCAGCTCAGGCCGTCATGGGGTCACGCCTGCCGCGCATTCTCATCTCTCACGTGTCTATCCAGGAGGGCAAGGTATCACCCTCCAACATGCGGCTGACTGTACCGATTCGGTATGCAGACCTCATGCCAGGCGTCTGGACAGGAGGCATCTACCTGGGGGACTACCACGCCCACCAACTCCTCCCAGGGGGTAACGGTATGTACTGCGGGGCCCCTCGTCACCAGACCTTCGGGGATTTCGATTGCCTCGGCATGTGGCTGGTGGGAGCAAGGTTCGCCGACCGCAAACTTCTCCACTTACCCACACGTTATCCACAGTTCAACACGTGGCGTGTAGATGGGCCGGATGACCTCCCCCTCCAGGGCTACGACAGCCGTGACAAGAACCGCATCATGGTGTCTGATGAAATGATCCAGCACGTGGCCTACCACTACCCAGGGGCGCGCCTAATTAGGGCAGATCGAGAATCCTTGGAAGTGGTGGCACCACGCATCCTGGGGGGAATGGAGCCAGTGGCCGTGATGCTGCGCTGGCGCGAGGAAAAGGGCTTTCCAGCCGAACCCTACACACAGGAAATTGAGGCTTTGTTTTGAGACTGCGCCGGCTCACCCTCACAGACTTTCTGAGCCACAACAACACGGTGCTGGAGTTCAAAGACCAGCCCTACGTGTTCTTGGGAATGAACTTCGACCACGCCGAGGGCAAGTGGTCCAACGGTGCTGGCAAGTCCTCCGTGTTCTACGCCATCTGCTGGGCGCTCTGGGGGCAGGTGCCCCCCAAGACACGACACAAGAATGCCGTCATCCGGCGTGGTTGTGACGGCTGTCAGGTGGAGCTTCACCTAGTGGGGGAGAAGGGCTCCCTCCAGATTGTGCGACGCAAGTCCAAGCTGGGGGCGGAGCAGCTCCAGGCATTTCTCAACGGCCAGCGCATCCCTGGCGAGCGGGAGGAAACTCAGACCAAACTTGAGGCCTTCTACGGAATCTCCTGGGACATCTTCTGCAACACCGTGTTCATCGGACCCCAGTCGGACTCGGCGAGATTCGCCACGGCCCAGCCGGCGGAACGTGCCCGTTTGCTGGAGGAGATGGTGAACCTCGCCCCCTTCAAGGAAGCCCAGGAGAAGTTGTCTGTCACCCAAGGCAAAGTGACTTCCCGCGCCAACGAGCTGAAGGGATCCTTGGCTGTATTGGACAAAGGCATCACCCTCATCCAGCAGACCATCACAGACCTGTCCGCCAAGTATCGGATGGAGCAGGCCATCCTGGTGGCCCAGACCCACGCTGCCGAAACCGCCATGAAAGGCCTGGAAAAGGAATCCCTCCAGATCCAGCACCTGCTCAGAAACCCACCCCAGGGGACTCTGCCCGAGCTGCAGGCAAAGATGAACGCCGCGCAGGAACAACTCACCGAACTTGAGGTCCAGCTTACGGTGATCGAGGGCAAGCTCAGGATGAATGTGCCAGCCGTAGGCCACCCGTGTCCCCAATGTGCCCAGCCCTTCTCCAGCGTAGCCGCAGAGAACCTGGGAAGGGTGAGGCGCACCCTACAGCAAGAGGCTGCTGTGAAACGTTCAGAGGTGTCCCAGGCACGCGCTGTGATGGCAGGCATCACGGGGGAGATTCAGATGCATCGGGACTGGGTGAGGGAGGAGAAGCGGCTCAAGGACCGGCTGGAGGAAATCCGGCTGACTGCCTACCAGATAAAGGGCTCGGTAGAGTCCCGTTCTCTTGCCGTCCTCCAGGACGAGATGAACAAGGCACGGACACAGTTGGTCGACCATACCAAGCTACAGACCGAATACCGGGAGGAGCTGGGGAAGTTGCTTGAACGCGCCCCCGTTCTTGACCACATTATGAAAGGGCTAAAGCAAGATGTTCGGAACATGCTCTTTGACGATTTACGGAGCCAACTCACCGTATACACCCATCGTTACCTTGAGGTGCTGGCTGGAAGTGACTTTCGGGTCATCTATCCTTTCAAAACTGGAACCGGCCGGGAGTCCTTTGAGATTGAGATTTGGGCAGGAGACTCCATCAACCCATTGCCAAGCGTCGGCGAAAACTACCGGGCGGTGCTGGCTATCTTGCTTGCCCTACGCCAGACCCTCCTTTCACAGAGCAAGTCCTGTTTCGATTTCCTGCTTGTTGATGACCCTCTGTTCGGAGTCGATAGAGCCGGAGCCGCTGCATTCGGAAAACTCATGAATATGTTGGCACTGGAAACTCCGCAGGTGTGTGTTACCCTCCCAGAAGAACTGGAAGACCTGCCGGGTAAGACAGTGACGATTGAGAAGACTGGTAGGATTTCGAAAGTGCTGGAGGTGAGATGAAAGTAGCTGTGGGATTGGACTTGTCTACGAAAGCTGGGGTGGCTGGTCCAGACTGGTTTGCGCTTGTAAAGGCGCCCGAGAAACCCAAGAATCTGCCCCTGACCATGCACTACTCAAGCATTCTGGAGAGGCGCGACAAGTTTGTGCACACTCTCTTTGAGACAGTTGCAGACAAGCACTTTCAGGTTGACCTCTGGGTCATGGAGGGACCGGCTTTCGCCGCTAAGGGCCAGATGGATATTCTCTACGCATTCTGGTGGGAGGTGTACTACCAACTCTGGGAGTGGAAGCAGTCCGTGGCAGTTGTACCGCCGGCCACCCTAAAGTCCTACGCACTGGGGTACACTGACAAAAAGAAGAATGCAGAGAGGGTAGACCGCTCTAAGGGGGCCATGCTGCAGCAGGCCACCCGCTTTTTCACGCACGCCGGTCAGTATGACGACAACATTGCAGATGCCTTGTTCTTAATGGCTATGGGTATGGACTTTTTGGGGTGTCCCATCATCAAGGCTCCCGGCCCCACTGCTCTGGGAAAAGTTCAGTGGCCTAAAACAGGGTAGGATGTAATGTAAAATACCCTTGAGCAAAAGGGCTCAAGGGTATATAATAGGAGAAAGTCCCCAGACTTCCTACGGCCCCCTTTTAAGGGGGTCTGTTATTTAGACCGCCTGCTTGTAGTTGACCGTGGCCACCAAGCCGGTGCTGCTCCCCAGGGCATTGAGCACATCCCCCTCGGCCAGATGTACGAATACATCCCCTGTAGCAGGATAGCGCTTGTAGGCACCTGCGGACACCGATTCCTGCAGGATCACGGCATCGGCCGCGCTCCCTGAAGGGTCGAGGGACAGCGTGACGGTCAAGCTGCCCCCCGTGGGGTTGTTGATGATCACACTCTCCACCGTGCGGGCAGCACCACCGCTGGCCACGGAGCAGATGGGCGTAGCACTGGCCGCGATAGCCGTGCCCACCGTGGTGCGACGGGACCACTGATCCACTACACCACGTACTTGAGTCGGAAACGACGACATTTACATAGTCCTCCCATTTTGTAGTAGGTCGAGATGGAGGCAATCCATCCCGTCCTCAACCTTTACCTGCATGTAGGGGATGTTCAGAGTGTTCACCACCAAACCCAATGCGTGGAGTGCGTCCCCAGAATCCCGCCCACGTGCTGCCACATATCCTACCACCGGGCCCGAGGGCGTCAACATCCCATCCAAACTTTTCACATCCACCCAGTAGACAGATTGAGAACGGTGCCAGGAGATGTCTGGAAGGAGGTCCTGGAGGGGTTTGTTAACCCAACGTGCCTGTGTAAGAGGGTAGGGCGGAAGACTGACCTTGCGCGACACTACGCAACCATCCTGAAATTCAAAGGGGGTGTTCGGGCGACGCGGGTTCATCACGCGGTCCAGGAAGTGCTCGAAACTCATGTTGAGTCCCTGGAGGAGGGCGGCCCAGAAGCCATCCGGCGCGGACACTCGAAAGTCAAGCACCTTCGTGGTGTAGCCTTCATCCTTGTCCCACTCCTCCAGGCACCCCAAGAACACCCAGCCGGTGAAGTTCACAGCTCCCAGCGCCTTCTGCATCTTCAGAAGAGTCGACTCCACGGCGCTTGAATCGAGTGACTCCACCTTCAAAGACACGCCTTCCATGGAGGGCACTCCCATGGAATGGGGTAGGAGGTTGTGGGCAGTGCTCATGCGGAAGCAGGGACTCATCAGCCCAGTGGAGTTGTAAAGCCCCACCAAGTAGTACATGGGGTTGAGCATGAGCCCGTCACTTGACACATCCGGGTAGCCACGCTGGAGGGCGAACTCGGAGGGACCTCCCGCAGTGTAGAGTTTCTCCAAGTGAAGCTGGAGTGCGGGGGTGTCCTTGAAGTTCAGGAAGGTCCCATCTGGGGTGCGCAGGGCCCACGGCTGCTGCTTGCCCATGGTGTAGTCTACGGCGTCCGTCACATCGGTGAAACGGCTGTGCTCTACTGTGGGTACGCCCGCCCCCTCCAGGATGGAGAGTCCGTAGAGGTAATTCCCGTCCAGGCGGTCGGCCAGCTTGGAGCCCCCGAAGACCCTGAAACCCTCCTCCCCCAACGTCTTAATGAGGGGCCCAAAGCCTGGGGAATCCACCAACACCAAGTCAGGACCCCATTCCCGCAGCGACTGGAGATCGGAGAGACGATCCAACATCCCATCCCAGGCTCCAGTCCTGGCGCGGGAGAGCATCTTGACTTCGTGCCCTTCCTTGCGCAGAGCATCCAACAGGTAGCCGTGGCGCTCATCCCGACCAATCAACGCATACTTCACCACAGACGGCTATCCTCGTTCCTCAACCAGGGCAGAATGGTGGAGTCATACTGGGCGCGGCCGGCAGAGGTCACACGCTTGCGCGCCTTCTCTACCAGCCGCATGCGGGCTTCTGGGCTGGTGCGGGCTTCCCCAGACAGCACCATCTCCTCCAGATACTTGGAAATCTTCTCATCACTCCAGGGGTTCTGCCCGTTCACGGCAATATTCAGGATCATGTCGAGCGCTTGCGCCTGCTCAGCCTCGTTCCCACGCTGGTACTGGTATACCCAGCGAGCCATCCGTGCGCGGCGGCTCTTGTCCATGTCACCCCTTTCCCCACGAATGTGTCCGGCAATCCTGGTAGGGGTGGTGACTGGCTGCCCATTCAGCCCCAAGAAGCCCGTGATACGGTCCCCTGGGGTGGAGTATTCGTTCTCTGGTCCCAAGAACTGCTCAAGGTTGACGGTGCGGCTGACGAGATACTGGGCAACCCGGGCGATGTTCTTGGTGCCTAGCAGACCTGGGTCCTGTGCCAACTGGATTGGGTTGAACTGACGGTCCTGATTGGCGGAAATCTCAAGCAGGGCCGCGGCCGGGCCCTGAATCTGGTTAGTAAGCACACGAGTGAGATTCTGGGCAGGCATCTCCCCCAGCAGCACCCTAGCCCAGCGCGACAGCGCCCCATAGGAGCCGAGGTCGTAGAGCTTGTCCACCGCCCTTACTTTGAGAGCAGCCGTTGCGTCTTGAGGGTCATTCTGGGTGGTGCCGTGGCCGTTCAGCAACCACGAAAACGCTTGGGTGCCTACGAAAGCGGATACCACCAACCCTGTGAGATTCTTAGCCGTCTCCCTCTGGTAATAGGACTGCACCTCGGGCGGCGCTCCCTTGTGTCCCCAGGAGCCTTTGGTGAGAGCGTTCATGACCGAGTGGATTTCTGTGCGTAGAACTCCTGGGGTGAGTTCAAGTTGCCCGAAGATGGAGTGTGCCATGGCGTTTCGAAAGGCTGAGGTGGAGAGGTAGCCCTGCATGGTGCCGCTCATCATGTTGACTTGCTCAGCAGCGTGCTGCCCGGCCAGCCGGCGCGCAGCATCCTCAGAAAGCTGCCCAGACTCGACAAGGGGCTCGAACGCACCTTTGTAGTGGACGTTCTCCCAGAAGACATGGGCGCCTAGAGTAGCGTCCCTTACAGCTTGATGGATGCCCCAACGCTCCAGCGCCCGTGAAGCAGTCAGACCCACATTCAGGAGGTCCGCTACCTTCACTCCCATCTGTTCCGCCAGGGTCATCTCCTTCCACCCTTCAGGCGTGTCCCGCAGATTCTCCCAGGCTGTCTGCAGGTCTGGTTGAGTCTGGGTGATGCGCTGGCGGGGACTGGGGGGCTCCCACACGTCCCCCAGCCGTGCAGCGATGCCCTGCGCGATCTGGTTAGGTTGATCAGCGTTCAGGCCTAGCATCTGAGCACGCTGCTGTAACATAGTGTCCTGTCGCGCCACGCGCCCCATGCGCACAAGCTGGAGCGGGGTGAAGGGGGCCTCAAGGAGTTGGGAAGCTCCTTCCCGGATATTACCACCCAGCAGGTTCTTCAAGCCCAGCGTAGTCATGGCTCCCGTGTGGTTGGCCAGCAGCTTCATCAGATAGGTGATTCCGATGCCGGCGAGTTGACCTGATCGCGTCAGCTCGTTGATGGTGGACCACCACCCCTGGTTGACCTGCCCCGTGTTGAAATAGGTGTCGAATTCCCTGGCTGCTTCCGGGTGGATGAACAGCTCCTTGGAGGGCACTTTCTCGCCACCCCAAGAAACGTTGCAGTCTCCAATGATACTGGAGAGGGGGACCATGGGGGCCTCTCCTTTACCCGTCATCAGTTTCACCACAGGAGGAGCGGCGGCCACCTTCTGGGCGGGGGCGGAAGGTTGTCCGGGACCGCCCACTTCCCCAGGAGACTGTCTGGGGCTGCCCTCGAACTTCAGGCGCACCACCATCATGGTGGTGGAGCCGGGAAGGGGGATGTTGGCCAGTCGCTTCACAGTGTCACGCACAAGGTCCGCACGCAGTACAGCAGAGAGCTGACCGCGAATGATCTGGGCCGGGTCCATCACCGGGTTGCGCAACGCCAGCCCCATGTTCATCTTGGAAATCTGCTTAGCCGTCATGTTCGGGAACATCTGCGCCTGCTTGTCAGGAGCCATGGACCGGAACTTCTGGATACGCCCCTCTAGGGTCTGGGGGTCGACTTTGGGATCATTAGACCACAGGCCCTTCATCAAGTCCGTGGTGGCTTGTGTGTGGATTTCCTGGGCCTGATCGAAGGTCTGAATTTGGCGCTTCTGCTCGCTGGCGAGGAAGCTACCACTCAGTGCCTGCCCACGGCGCCCAGCTTGCAGGGTGGCCAGCTCAGGAAAGCGCATCGGCCAGTAGGCCTGCCGGAACATGTCCTGCAGCTCCGGGTTGGACACCTTGTATTCTTCCAGAATGCGCATGAGGTCGAAGGTGGCCCCCAGCACCTCGCGCATCCCCGGCTGCTTCTCCAGGAACTGCTTCATGGCTTCACCATCCGTTTGGAGAGAATCCAGAGCACGGGCCAGATCATCCCTGAAAACGGCTGGCAGGGTGCGGTCTTTCTCGTAGCTGGACTTCACTCGAGGGCCTTCCCCCAGGTTAATGGTGCCCTCGCGGATGCCCTTGGCCATCTTATCAGAGACTTCGGCCGCGATGTTGTCCGCGATGGTCTGCTGGTGGTGGTGCATCACCCAGTAGTTCTCGAATACGCTGTAGGTGCGCGCCAGACTGTCCCTGATGGACAGGGGCTTCTTCTGCTGTAGCCACTCCTCCATGGAGTCTCTGAGGCTGCTCATCATCTCCAGGCTCATCTGGAAAGAGGAGCCCAGGGCGTGGGTCCACGGGCTCACGGGTTCGTTGCCCTGCACCTGCTGCACAGATACCGTGCTAGGGGCGGCCCTGACCTGAGACTCGTAAGCCACCGCATCCAGCTCCTTACGGATGGCGGCAGCAGCTTGGTCTGGGGTGAGTCCCAGCCACCAGTTCTCCGCTTCTCCGGTGAGGTAGGACCTCACACTCTTCAGAGGCCCTCCTGCACCACCCGTCACAGCCGAGTGAATGTCGTCCCCCATGCGTGAGCGCAGCACTGAATCCAGCACCGACTTCCGGGCGCTCACGTTGATGACGGACTTACCCCCCGCCTTCAGCACTTGGTAGCGGGCAGTGCCGTCGAGCAGTTTCAGCTGTCCATCAGGTCCCGCACCCGTCAGCACCGTGCGATTCACAGGTGCCTGCCCAGACTGGTAAGGAGGGTTGTACTGCAACGACCGCACCAGCGGATCTACGTTCCCAGACTGATTGGGGCTACTCACCCAGTCCAGTGGAACTTGAGTGGTGATGAAAGGATCATTGTTCTCCCGGCCGAGGCGAATTTCGTCTCGAATGGCCTGGGGGACTAGAGGGCTGTCTGGGGCCTCAAGCTGGTTGGCACGGATGTAGCGCGCCACAATGAGGCGGGCTTCCTTGTCTTCCGTCCCCTCCGGTACAGTTGCCCAAGCATCCTTACGCAGTTTCGTGTAAAAGTCGCGCACGTCAGGGTTGGACTTCTTCAAATCCTTGATGCGCTTCACGTCCCGGCGGTTACCGAAGTCCCGCTTCCATCGCTCCCAGGCGGCGTCGGCTGGGAGGGCTTTTCTGGGATCCTCTGTCATCAGGTTCTTGTAGACGCGACTGAAGGACTTCTCCGTCAAACCATTGTCTTTAAGGGTCTGCTGAAATACCTCCCGGTAGGCGTCATCGCTCTGCAGGCGCAGGAGACGACCTTGCACAGACTCCGTGCCTCCCACGGCCTTGGTGACAGCCGTCAGCGCGCGATATTCCCCATCCAGGTCCTTGAGGCGCGTTTGAGCCTCAAGCTGACGAGTCAGCAGGTCCTTGTTGTAGGCCTGCGTATCGGCGAGCTGCTTCTCAAACGCCATCTTGGTAGCGGGGTTGTCGGCGTAGACTTTCGTAGCCTTGGGCTCTGGGAGGGGCTGCAGTTTGAGGACTTCCTGCGCGGCCTTCATCTCCTCTGCCACAGACGCAGCGGCCCTCTCCAGGTTCGACACCGGGTTGGACGGCAGCATGGAGGTGATGGTCCTGGTGGTGGTCAGGAGGGAATCGTAAATGCGCTTAGGCACGGCGTTGGCAAGTCCCACTTTAGACAGTAGGGTCTTGATGCTCTCGCCGTACATAGAAGCCATCTGGTCGATCACAACGCGACGCTGCGCTCCATCCGCCAAATTGTTCATGGCGCTCCAACTTTGAGGAGCGTTCATCTGCAGGTCCTTCTGCGCCCCAGCCAAGTAGTTGCCTATGGCTTCATTGGCGGAGCCGATGGCCTTCCACGTCTCCAAATCCGTGGCCACTGCCTGCTGGTTGAGGGGGCTCAGGATGTCCTGCACCCCGGCCAGCCGCTCCTGCGCCTTCTGGAGGCCTACGTTGATGGTGCTGTACTGCTGGATGAGGCCTACATCCTGGGGGGTGAGTTTCAGCTCTTTGATGCCCTTCCGGGTGGCAGGGGTGAGCCTCCCTCCCAGCACCGGCGTGCCAGCCTCCAGCATAGCCTTCTGCGTAGCAATTTCCTGGTTCATCAGAGCGATGCCAGCCTTGATCTTGTCCTCACTCAGGAGAACTGCATTGGCAGATTCCCAGTCGGCCTTGGCCTTGGTGAACGTCTGGACATCCATAGCGATTTGCTGGGCTTCTGCGCCCTTGCGCATGATCCACTGGGGGAAGGCCTCAGTAGCGGCATCCACGCGTGCACCGAAGTCCTGAGTAACCTTCCCAATCCGATTTTGGAGCTGGGAAGCGTACCTTTCTTGTGCCTGGTTGCGTAGTTTAGTGAGGCGCTGCTCTGCCATCTTGGTGAACTGTCCACCGAACATCTTGTCTAGGTGGTCTACCCAGCTCATAACGTGGGCTTCAGCCCCTTGCCGCAGAGGGTTGGCAGGGTCGCCAATAGCTTGATTCAGTTCCTTCAGGAGGGGGGTGGCGGCGTTTCCGGCTTGCTGGGCAGCAGAGTTGGCTTCAACAAGGTCCCCTCCCTTGAGGGCTCGGAATAGTCCAGATACAACAGGGGAGCCGAGATGAAAGGCCCCTCCCATACTAGCTCCCCAAAATCCATGAAGGATACCCTCCCGTGCTGCATCTCTCCCAGTCTTGCCAGCCTGAAGGGCATCGCCAAATCCCTGCACAGCAGACTGTAGTCCGAAGGAAGTCATGGTGGCGCCCAGTTCATGGAAGAACTGAGGACCTAGTTTGCTCACCAAGTTAGGAGCGTGCATCCCCAGCCAGGAGGCAACAGAGTCGATTCCACCCGCTGGCCAGCCGTGCAGCACCGCCCACTGACTTATCCGATCCGCAGCGGAGCCAGCCATCTTCCCTACCACGCCTACCACGGATTCACCAATGGCCTTGGGCCCCATCAACTCAAATGCGATGGTGCAGCCCGCTAGAGAAGGAAGTTCGCCCTCCATACTGGCAAGGTTTGCCACGGCTGCGTTCACGTCTAGTTTGGACTTCCCACCGGGACGTAGGCCGAAAGCCCACTGGGTAAAGTCCTGGTTGCCGCGTGCCTGGTTGAGGGCAGCCTGTTCTGGAGCCAACCACTTCTCATCCGGCTTGATGGCTTCTGCCATGGAGTGCACGAAAGGATGGGCTACCTTAGCTGGACCCAGCAGAGCGGCCCCCAGCGGAGACGCGAAGAGGGCTCTGGTCTTGGCGTCCGAATTTGTAGGGTCCCAGTTCCCCAGCCAATCCATGACCGGAAGAAGACCCATTGTAACGCCTCTAGCCAGAGGCTTGAAAAAGCGCTCCCACATGTCCTTGGACAACACATACTGGCGGGAAGAGGCGACCTCATCTGCCTTCTGCTGCAGCCCTGAGTTTACCATTCGTCCGGCTGCCGTCATCAACGTGAGCGCCCGGAAGTCGGTGCCTTCCATCCACAACTTCACAAGTTGGTTGCTTTGCTGGTAGAGGTTGTTGCGAGCGATTTGCTGCTGGGCAGAGGTGTTAATAGGTTTGGCAGTCGGCCCTGTCCCCGTCAACACCCAGCGTTCAGCCTGCTCAGGGGTGGTGCCAAGAATGCGCGCTACGTAGTCTCGCGTCTCTCCATACATACGCCCGGTCTTGATTTGTTGCTGCAACCCACCCTGCCCCGAGTTGTAAGCAGCCAGTGTGCGCGCCCAGTTGCCTCCATTCTGGGAAAGGACCTCTGGGATATGCTCATAGTAAGCATCAAGTTGGACAGACCCACTATTGGCGTAGTCTTCGCCCTTCAGTCCTTTCCTGGCCAGTATGGGCGCCAACGTGTCCGGCTTGAACTGGGGAATGCCGTAGGCTCCGGCCGGGCTCTTGGCCTTGGGATCGAAACCACTCTCCTGCTGGAGCATCCGCAGTGTGATGGCCGTGTCCTCGTTGGACAGCCCCCGGCTGCGTGCCATGGAGGCGGCTAGATTTTGATATGTGCCGCGCTGGAATTTTCTGGATTTAGCATCTCCCAGTCGAGGGTCACCATCTCCCCAGATGCGTTCTCCACCACTAGCTTCGGGCTGGTAGGTGAAGTGCCAAGGCTCTGGATGAGCAGAAGTGGCGAGGGGACGAGCAAAGCCATATCGTTCGGCATATTTGGCGAAGTGATCAAGGTCATCTGCATGGATGTCATAGGCGATCCCTTTCTCATGGTTGGAGTGTCCTGGAGGAGCAGCCCACCCTGGTCCCTTCTCCTTGTAGAGAGCAGCTTGTTCATCGTAGGAACGCATCCCAGAAGAGACGCGGGCGTTCTTCCCAGTCTCCTTGCGGTAGTTGTTCAGGAGCATCTGCATGGCGCGCGCCGAGTCCCAAGTCCCCTTCCAGCCTTCACTGGTGGTTTCAAACAATGGATACTGCTCAAGGGGGTCCTTGGGTGGCTCCGGCACCTTCTCTACTTTGAGAGGCACGGCAGGCCCAGCCGGCGTGTCCGTAGGCTTGGGAGTAGTTGTCGGCGGAGCGGTAGTGTTCCCGGTGCTCCATGCCCAAGGTCCTGCCATTATTTCCCTCTGTAGATTCTGTGATACTGGCGGAAGGCATCCTGGAGGATTTGCTGCTCGGCGGGAGACTTCTTACCCCAGGCTGCGCCCCACTTGCCAACGTAGGTTTTCAAGTCGGCAGTCTCGTCTCCTGTGTACTCTTTGGAATTGAACTCGTTTCCTTCGTTCCGGTAGAGTCCCTTGAGTGCACGCACAAAATCATCCGAGGGCGGCTGCGCCTTCTTGTCCATGTTGAAGTACTGACGCACGTAGGTCCCTGGGGAGGGGGCTCCTGCGCGAGCCAACTCAGAGAGTTTGGTATTCTCCTGGGAGGACGTGTCGAACTTGCTCTGCAGGTCCTTGATGTGGGCGTGGCGTTCGGTGATTTCAGCCTGCAGGCGGTTCTGGGCCTCCACCTCCCAGCCAGGCCTAGCCTGGGCAGGACCGGCGTCACCCTTCTTGGCCTTCATTTCGGCCAGAGCCTCTGCCAGCCCCTTCTTGTCACCAGCACGGTAACGGGCCAGTCCGTTCTCCAGCTTGGCCACGTAGGAGCGCTCGCGTGCCAGTGGGGTGTCATAGGCCTTCATGGTGCGCTCACTGCGCTTGATTTCGTCATCCGTGCTCTCGGTCAAACCGTGGGCAGCCAGATACTCTTTGATGCTTTTCTCTCGCCCAGCCTCTTGCTCCTTAGCCGTGATGGCAGCATTGCGGTCTATGGTGGACTGTCCAGTGCGCTCACGCAGGTTGAGGTCTTCCCGTTTGAGTCCCAACTCAGCCTGCTTGAAGCTGGCATTCTGATCCGCAATCTGTCCACGCTGCTGCAACTCAAGCAACTTGATCTGGTCCTCACGGTTGTAGTGGTTGAGCATCATTTGCTCATGCGCCTGCTTCTGAAGCATCGCGGCCTTAGCCAACTCCACCTTGGTCTGAAGTGCACGGCGGGTATTGATGTCCCCTCCCAGCTTAGTGGCCACTCCGTTCACTACCCCCTGCTCCGCTGGGGAGGAGCGCAGGTAGCTGTCCTGAATGGACTGGTAGAAGCCATACTCGTCGTTCGCTACCAGCACAGAAGCATTCTCGGGGTCTGCCATGAGTTGAGCCAACCCCGCCAGTTTTACAGGGTCCCACTGTGAAGAGGTGACACCTGCTTTGTACATGGCCTGATTGACCACTTGGTTGGCCATCGCATCATTGACGGTCATCCCGAAGAGGTCGGTGGGGTCTGGCTCCCTCCCCTGCTGGACAGCGGCTACCACTCTCAGATTGGAGGCCGAACGCACCACATCCGCTAGCACGGGAGCGGCCTGCTGCCCTACTCCCACAGCAGCCTGCACTTGCTGGGCTTCTTCCGGCGTCTTAGGCACTGGGGGTGGGAAGAATGCAACCGGGTTCCACGGCATCCGTCCATCTGCCGCCGCCTGAATGGAGGCCACCACCCCATTCTGTCCGTTGGCGTGGAGCATATGCACAGGCACATCCATGCCTTGGTCCTTCAGGGTTTGGGATACCTGGGCTAGGAACGGGTGCTCCGGGGCGTCTTGGTTTAGGTCGCCCACCAGTTGATGTGGTGTGTCCTTGTGCTGATGGGAATCTGGAAGAATCCGTTGAGCACCCACCCCTGCAGCGGCTGTGGCACCGTATCCGGCGTCCGGGGGGGTTTCTGGGGTGAAGGAGTGCTCTGGGGCGTCCTCTTGGACTTGGGGGGATTGCGGAATCCCGGGCGCAGCGCCCTCTCGCTTTTGTCCTCCCACGTAGGCTGCCGCCGTGCTCTGGTAGTCTTTGAGCGCTCCATAGGTGTCACGGTTCATTGCCTCCTTGGTGTTCATGAGCCCGTGGTTGCGGGCTCGCAGGGCTGTGGCTTCCTCCGCCCGTCCCTCCCTCTCCAGTTGGGACGCTCGCTCGTTGGCCATCTGCGCCTTCAACTCAGGGTTGTCACTAGTGGCGTAGGCCTTCTCCCACTCGTCCGCCATCTTGGCGTCGAGGGCTCTGTTCTGGTATTCAACCTCCGGGTTACCCTCGATCATAGTGCGGAGGGTCTGGGCTCCCTGCAGTAGACTGGGGGCGACCGTCCCCCAGAAAGACGTGCGTGGGCCAAGCTGTACCACGTTGGCGTGAACAGCTTCCGGCCTTTGCGCCGCAAATTGGGGGATAATCGGGTTAGCCAAGACGCACCCCGAAAGGTTGCTGTTGCTGTGCCATCTGCTGCTGGGGCAGCAGGGTGGGCTGTTGGCCGAAGATGCCGAGGCGCTGGACAGCAGCCCACACTTCTGGGGGGAGTTGCATCTGCCCCACAGCCGGTGCTTGGGGGGTGGTCTGGTCGAGGGACTTCATCCCGTCGGGAGCGGTCGAACTTTCACTGGTCTTGTCCTGGTTCGGCTGCTCCGCCGGCGTGGTGGTTTGGGTGGGTTGGTCGCCCGTAGCCTGCCCGATGGCTCCACCCATCGCCGACCCCAGCACCGTGCTGGCCAGCGGTGCCCAGTTCCCGGTAGCGATACCCATCCCCACGCCAGCCAGCGTCCCCAACACGGAGCCTTTGTGGTGCTGGGGCTGCTGCATCTGAATGACGTTGCTCCCCATTCCCTGGGGGCGGTTTGCTTGGAACTGTGGTCCGTATGCCATATCGCCTTCTCCTCCTTGCTGGCCTTCCTCGCCAGCCCCTCCATCATCATAGCTATTCCAAATATCTTCTGCGTGGGGAACTTCTCTATGTTCAATCCAGATGTCTTGGGGGTCAACTTGACCACCTAGTTTTTCTTGGAATTTCTTATGGGCGTGTAAAATGTCCCCTTCAGGATCACCCTTCATCCACATGCGTGCAGGTATTACGTGTTCATCCGGTGACACATCTGGATTGAAGTAGTGCCAGGAACCCTTCCTCGGCACTACACCTGTCGGAGGTAAGGGGTAAGGTGACTCCAAAGTCCTGCCTTGGCGTTCCCCAAACCCCACCCCGGGAGGGTAAGTGAGCTTCTGAGTCTTATTTTTGTCCAGAAAAGTACCCCTGTAAGTCGGGGCACCCTCTTCATTGTTCCAACGTATAGTCTGGGCATCTCTAGCAGTGTGGTTTCTTACCCACCACTGGCGGCTCCCCAGATCATCTTTTCTCCTACGTGCTGGAGATGTGCCACTAGGATTACTCCTAAATTGATCCGTCTCCTCAGCCCACATTGGACCTACTGAGTATGCATCAGGAAAAGGTCTAGCAGCTTGAGCAGCTCGTAATCCACCAATAGGCAGTGGGCCTCCAAACATCTTGTCATGGTCTTCCCAAGCCTTTAGGAATTGTGAGGTCAGGCGGTCACTCTCTGTTGTGTAGCTATGGTGTTGCATGGGGTCCCTACGATTGGGATCGGTCATCGCATTGAGGATTCTTTTTCGCCTAAGCAAAGGTGAATCTGGACCCTCACCCCCAGCCGAGGGGTAAGTCATTCCCCTCCCCCCCATCTCCAGAGCGTCATCTACCGTAGGGGGATTTTTCACTATAGTGGGCTTAGCTTTCTTGACCTCGGATAGTTTCTGCCGTAAACCTACCCGTCCAGACAAATCCCCACCTCGACTGTAGCTAGGAGTCTTCTCCAGTGCAACAGCCCGGTCCGCAGACGCAGGAAGTTCGATTGCACCTGCGCGACGCACCAATCCCTTCGCGCCCCCAGCCAACATGGCAGTGGATGTAAGGGTGTTGGCACGCTGCTCCGCACTCATACCCGAACTTGGGTTGACAGCTTGGGCCACTTGTCCTGGGAGGGAGGTCAGACCCTGCACGAAGTGCTGGCCGGCTGCACCGAGTCCGTGCTGACGGGCGTCGACCATCATGTGCACAGGGGCTACCACTGGGGCCAGAACCGCTTCCGTGGCCCCCCTCACCAGCCCCAGTGTTCCAGGAGTGTTCCCTCCCTGTTGGTGGTAGAGGTTGGCCAGCCGTTGCATCTCCTTGTTCTGCATGACAGCACGCCACTTGGCAGCCTCCTCGGGAGTGTGCTCCCGCATAGTGGGTTGGCTGGGAGGCATGGGCCCTTCGAACGGACGCGGCTTCTTACGCTTGCCCGCCACTTACTTCCCCTTACCACTCCCAGACGAGGGCTGTTGGGCGATCACGGTAGGAGACACGAACGGGTTCGAGCCCAAGGCTGCCAATGGGTAAGAGCTGTCTCCATACATGGCCGTCATAGCATTCCCTAGCAGCCCCTGGGAGGACTGCTGCGCCGCCTGTGTAGCCTGGATAGGGAAACCGAAGGTGAACGGTAGTGTTTGGGTTGCAAGCTGCTGCCGTTGCAGCGCCATCTGAGCGGCGTTCTGCTGTAGGCCCATAGCCGATTGGTTGGCAGCTTGCAGCATAGCGGGAGCCAAGCCGCTGCTGGGAGCGTTCTCGAACATCCCCGCCAGCTTGGCCTGGGTCTGTCCCAGCGCTTCGTTGGCCAGCCAACTCTGTGCCCCCAGAGACTGCTGTTCGAATTGGTTCAGATTGGGATTGTAGAGCTGCTGCTGGAACTGCGCCGCACCCGGAATACTCTGAGCAGACCAGTTGGCAGACTGCGTGGCAGCGTTGATCCCCTGCAGGTAGGGGTCCCTGAACACCGACGGTAGGAAGGCGTTCGAGGTCTGCTGACTGGGGGAGGGTGGGATGTTAGGTGCGTATGCCACTACTTTGACCCCCTATTCGGTTGCTGTTGCGACTGACTCTGCTGGGCTTGCTGCTGCTGGTCCCAGCCGGGAGCCAGGGGGTAGGTCACCGACATGTAGTTCTGAGGGTCGGCGTAGCCCCAGCCGGCCGGTGCCTGAGGCGCTCCCGGGTTAGGCATCTGCCCTACAAACGGGTTGCGCACCATCCCCCCCATCCACGGCATCGTGGGGAGTTGGTGCTGGGCTAAGGCTTGCTGACCGATTGGCGTGGTAGGCTGGGGGACGCCGCCCCCACCCCCAGGGCTCGGAGCCTGACCCGGAACAGCAGGAACCCAGCCGCCTCCCCCAGGATTGCCAAAGGAGCCATACTGGAAGCCTCCCCCTCCACCAGAGGGGCCGCTCCCGCCGCCCCCCAGTGCTCCTGGAGTAAACTGGGGCATGTAGAGCGCCGGAACCTGCTGCTGGAAGAAATCAATGGCCCTCCAAGGGGAGTTCATCCAAGGGGAGCTGGCTCCCAGTCTCCCGGCAGCCTGCTGATTGATGGTGTCCTGGTTGGGGAGAGATGGGAGAGACGGCTGGATAACTTGAGTGGTGGGGGCTCCACCCCCTGAATCCTTACCCATGCAACTCCTTTCCTACCACAACATGGTGCATTTCGAAGCCAGGGAGTTCCTCCACCTGGGTGGAGGGGATTGCCCGCCCGATCACCCCATGCTGGGGAGACAGTCCGAATTTTCGCCAGAGTGCTCCAAATCTCCCGTCCAGCCGCACGTTCCCGTAAAGGTAGACTGCACCGCGCTCGCGAGCCCACTGCTCGATTCCCTTGAGCATCACTTGTCCTGCACATTGTGGCACCTTCTCATCTGTGTAGGGGGTGATGTAGACGCTGTGGATAAAGCCGTGGCGTTGAGTGCGGACGTTGCCACCCAGGCCCAAGGAGCCGGGCTCTGGGGCATCTACAGCCATCAGGGCACACAGGCCCACCAATCTGCCCTCCCACCGGAGAAGTAGGAGTCCCACACTCTGGGGAAACAACTTGGAGTTGTGCAGCCAGCACTCCATACCGCTGATGTCTGCCCCCAGAATGGAGGAGAAGCGGCTCTCCTGTAGCTCATGGACAAGGACCTTAATGTCCTGCCAGTCATCCAGCGAAGCGTTGGTAACGGTCATCAGAAGCCCAACTCCTCCCAGCGTTGCTTACGCTTGGTTTCCAAAACCTCTTTGTCCCGCTGAGCTTTTCGCACTGCCTTCTCCCGCCTGTAAGCGCGTTCCGTAGACCATTCATGCAGCCCTCGTGCCCAGATGGGAGAAGTGGCTAATACCACAAGAAACAATGTGAGCACTATTGTTGCACCAAGTTCATTCCGTGGACTCGCACATTCAGCATGTCTGCAACCTCCGCCACCGCTACCAACTTATAGCCTGCTGGGTAAATCTGTGGGTAGTATAGAACCTCCAGCCGGCGGGCGTAAATGACCTCCTCGAAAAAGTCCTGGGAGGCGTCATCTGGGTCGGCCCCAGCCGGCACCACACGCAGTGTGATGGTGCGGTCGGTGTTATCCCGGTTGAAGATTTCGATGCAGGCAATGTGGTAGATGGTCTGCGCCGGGACGGTGAAGATCAGCGTGGTAGCAGTCCCCACCCCCAGCACGTAAGCAAGCTGCTCACTCGCCTGGTAGTAAGGCTGGGAGCGGGAGGAGGTGAAGTTGGAAGCGCTGGCGTTCTCTATGGGCCTGCCCCAATCCATCAGCGGGCCTCCCCACGCGGCTGCCCCCAGGCCGTGAAGCCACCCACCTGCGCCGGATTGGAAATGCCCCGAGGCCAGCGAATACCGAATTGGCCAAACCGCTCAGGATCCACACGCTTGTTGGCTGAATAGGCAACCGGGTCCCCGTCCATGTCCTGTGCATCCAGCGGGTTGAGCTGCTGGGGCTGGGCATTGACGAGAGCCTTGAGGTTCTTGCCCATCCTGATCTGGGGAAAGGCCACGCCCGTCAGCCCGTGTAGTGCCGCCTTGTGGTATTCCATGGTTTCGCCCTTACCTCCCAGCTCCGCCAAAAAGTCCACCACACGCCCCCACCAAGTAGCTTCAAACTTGGCGTCTCCATCAGCCATGACGGGATTGGCATAGTCCGCTACGTAGATGTTCCCGTCGCTACCGCCCCAAAGTTGCTGGGGGTGGCGGATGTAGAACGGGGGGTCAGGCCAATACCAGAGAGCAGAGGCCATCTGCAGCGTGGAGGTTTCCATGGCCGATTCACTCCACGCCCCCGTCTTGAGGTTGCACACGAAAATCTTGTTGGCGACGCCCCCCACCTGGTCGTAGGGAATCATCAGCCAGTAGAGGGAGTGCACAATGTCCACCATGGAGGACACTGCCCAGGAGTAGTAGACGTTGAACAGGCTCTCAATTCTGGGGCGGATGGAGTCACCGATGGCCTGAATCCGTCCGTCGAGCCCCATCGCGTAGACGTTGAAGTCGTCCCCCAGCCAGATCAATTCCTCATTCCACGCCTGAACAGAGCCAGAGGCCACACAGCCACGGGAGCGGGTGACTGGCAGGAAGTCGTACCAGACGGGGGAGCCACGAAACACAGAGCGGTAGATGGAGTGGCGCTTGAGCACCACAATGTTGGTTGACCCGTGGAACACCATGGCAGTGATGGGGCTGGAATCGTGGGTGAGGTCCTGGTATCCCGCACTGCCCTGGGAGCCGAGGCCAGCCCCGTTAGACCAAATGCCGCTGTTGAGGCTGTCACTCCACCACACCCTCCAGGGGATGCGCTCATTCGTAGCTGGGTCCTCGGCGTTCGCCACAAAGACACGTGTTGCACTTGCACAGACGAAGTAAGGGTTGAGGGGAGCTTTCAGGGCGGCATCAGACTGAGCAGCAGTCACGTCTACCAGATTTCCGGTGCCTGTCCAGCGCATGAGGTTGGAGCCCCCTGTGGCCAGCAGCCACTCTCCCTTGAACTGACAAGAGGTGGGGCGATGGGCATCCGCAGCCACGAACAGGCTGGCAGGGGTGATTTCCGTCCACATGAGCATGGTAGGGTCGTAGACAAAGACACGACCCACAGTCCCCTGCGCTTCTACACGCATGAGGAAGAAAATCTGGTCCTGTGTCACCATTGTTCCCAGGTGGGTAATGACTCCGTTCGTGAGGGGGCTGGGGGTGAGGTCCGTTTGAATTTGCATCCCCGGGCGCACCACAATCTTGCCGTCGAAGAAGACAACGTTGTTGGTTTCTGTCGCTCCCCTGTCCGGCACCATGGTGGGTGGGACATTGGTAACCAAGCCTTGGTCAGGCTGCCAAACAGGGGTCCCCTTGGTCACTGGTAGTTTCCAGGTCCGATGTAGTAACTGTCGTAGGGGGAGCGGCGGTAGGAACCACCCCGGCCGGTCGCCGCCCTGGAGGAGGCGTGCCACTCAATCTCCTGAGTGTCCTGGCCCAAGCGGCGATTTGTGTCCTTCTTCATCAACCCAATAATGCCATAGTCTGGGATGTCCGACCGGACACGCCCCCGGGCATCCCCGTACAGCTCCTTGCGGTAAAGCTCAAACAATTCGGCTTCCTTGAACCAACGGGCGTACTGCATCCCTACGATGCACTGGACAGCCCTGGGGTAATGCATGAGCATCAAGTTGGTGATGCCATTGTCGAGCTGGAACCAAGTCGGGTAGGCGAGGTCCCAGGAAATGGAGATGAGGTATTTGCGATCTGGGATAGGGTTCAGGCGCACATGGGAGTTGCCATCCCGGGTGTAGAGGCTGTAGAGGAGAGGGGCCCCCTTGTAGACCCCGGTGGAGTTGGCCCCCTGTAGGTTACCCCAGGACAGGTAGGCGTTGGGGTCCGTAGCGGTGAGATCAGCCAACAAGGCACCCGTGAGGTCGAATCTCTTCACGAACTTGATCTGAGAGGCCTCACAGTTGGCGATCAGGCTCTCAGTTGTGGACATGTCGACGGCTACCTGGAGGTCATACTCCGCGCGCCCCTCCTCCGTGATGAACCAGCCCTTGTCAATCCAGCCCGGAACGGTAGACTCTGGGATGGGAATGTCTGCGTAGACATCCACCCCAGGGTCTACCGTCATGAACCAGTAAGGAAACTCCCCACAAATCTCGCGCATGGCATCAGTGAGGTTGGGGACGACCCGGGCATCCAAGCGAGGGTCACTCTTGCCAACTTCCTGACGAACTGCGTCAACAACGTAGTCCAGCGTTCTCCACCTGGGGGCGTCAAGAAGTTGGCGAGTCATTTACTTCTTCTTAGGCTTCTTGGCCATTTCCAACTTGCCGAATTCCAGTGCCTCCGCCTTCACCTCCCCAGTCGAGCCGAGGGCAGAGAGGGCCGATTTGGGCATCTCTCGGAGGGTGGCTTGGGCCTCGCCAGCGTTGAGACGAGCGAAGATTTCGTCCGGCGTCTCCCGCTGGGGGAGGTCGGTGGGGTCCACGGACAGTGCGTCCAGACTCCCCAACGGGTTCTCCGGGTCGATAAGTTTGGAGAGAGCATCTCCTTCCGCATCGGAACCCGGAACCCACACCTGTTGGCTGGTGCCGCACTCGGCGCAGAACTTACTCGTGAGCGGGATTTCCGCACTGCACGCATGGCAGTTCTTGACCTTTACGGCTTCCGTCTTCTGTAGGTTCAGAGCAAGCTGGCGCTGGATGTCCTCATTCATCATGAAGCCATCCGCGCGCAGCTTGGCCACGTCCAGAGGAAGCAACCTGCCCGCCAGATCGTAAGGGTGACCATTGCAGATAATCAGCCCCTTCATCTTACCCTGCGCCTTGAAGATACAATGCCCTGGAGGCAGGTTCTTCATGTCGAGTTTCTGGACTGGGCCGTTACGGTCCCGATAAATCTGGCGATGCTGCATTGTTTCCTCCTGCTAGGTTGCGGGTGCGTCGGAGAACAGGACGTAGGGGTAATAGCTCTGGGAGCCAGCCCCCACACCCTGCGTAGCCTGCACCCAGGACAGAATGCTTCCCGCCGCGATGGTGGGGTAGCTGGGGGGAGCGTTCAAGTCGCCCGAGACGTTCTTGTTCAGCTCCGTCTCCACAACGGAGCCTTCCGAGTGGGAAGCCACGGAACCCACCAGGAACGGGTTGCCAGCGTTGTCAGTCACGTCCACCCCGTCGATTTGGAGTTTCAGAGTACCGGCCGTAGTCTGAGCACCACCTGCAGCCGAAGCTACGATGCCCAGGAATTTCAGGGTGTAGCTGCCCACAGCAGCCGGCACATAGACCTTACCCTGATTGGTGGCAGCAGCCGACTTCAAGTCGGCTGCACTGGAGGTAGTGATGGGGCAAAGCTGGCGCAGCATTTGGAAGCGCTCAAGGGAATAGCCACTTTTCGATGGCGTGTTAGGCATTTTTTCCTCCTCCTCTGTGATTACAGCGAGAACACGCGGATGCCGCGTGCTTCGCCTTCGGTGGGGTAGTCCCAGGTCTTGGCCCAGGTGCCGTAAAACACCCAGCGCAGACCACGGTCACGCCCGTAGTCGCTGCCCAGTTTGGCCTGGATTTCCTCGGGAAGCACCACAATCTCCATCACCGCGTCGGCGGCGATGTAGACTGCCTCACCACCAACACCGTTGGTGCCAATGGAATCGTCCAGGACGTTGGTTTCGCCGATGAACCGGCAGTTGTAGAACTCGCCCACTTCCCCACGGAAGGCGCGACCAGCATTCTGAGGAGCGATGATGCGCTCCCAGGTGCCGTCTTCGTGGAAACTGCGCAGGAAGCTGGTGCTTCCCACGGCCACGTTGCCGCTGTCATCGTAGTAGGGCATGTTGTAGGTACCACTCATCAGGTCAATGATGTTGCGGTGGTCCCACATGGAGAACGGACGGTCCTGGGTGGCGAGCGCCACGCCGGCCGAACCCAGGGCGTAGGTCTTGGCGGTTTCCGACCCGGTGGGAGTATACACCAAATCCATGTCCTGGAACACGGCTCCCGCTGCGCGGTCGAGCGTGCGGCTCATGGAGTTGGTCAAGGCGATGACGATGGTGTTGTAGATGTCAAGCTTGGCCAGCGTCTCCAACCGCCAGGTGTAGTCTATGCCCAGCGTGTATTCCATGCACGTGGCGGTGGATTTGTAGAAGGTTATGTTGCTGGTGGGGACGGTTTCCGTCTCCGCCACAACTCGCCCGTCCGCTGCGTTCCCGGCCTTGGTGTACTGGAGCACATCGCCCCGGTTCATGCCGAAGGCTTCCTCCACCGTAGCCAAGTTGCGGAACCGCTGCTTGGTCTGCGCTTTCACGCGCATCTGCTGACTCAGCTCCGGCGTGGTCAGGTAACCACCCAGGCTGTTTACTGCCCATTCAAGCATATGTGCTTCACCTCCAGTACTCTAAGACCGGGGTTCCAGACGGGGCTGGCGTAGTGCAACGGGGTACACTCCTGGCGGTCAAACTTTCTCTAAAGTGCCAAGCCGGTTGTCACGCGACTTCTTGCGCATTTCTTCCAGCTTGGCAAAGTCATCGTCGGCCCCACGGAACTTGCGGCGGTCCAGGTCCATCTGGCGCTCGAAGAGATAATCCTCGTTATTGCGCCTGATCTCTTCTTCGGAAAGCCTGCGGAAAGGGAGGTTCCCGTTACTGGGAGCCTGCTCATGGAGCGGAATGTCATAGGGCTGGGAGTTGGTGTGCATGGCCCCGGCCGGCTTGGGCTGGGCCGGAGGCTTGACCCCCATCTGACGCAGGCTGTCGACATGAGCAACCGTCATGTCGTAGAGACGGGCGACCGGCAACTGCTGCCCGGACTCGCGGTCCAACTGGAGGAAGAACTTTTGCGCTATCTCGTAGTAAGGAGCGCGGTCTTTATCAGAGGCGAACTTGGCAGTGGCACCGCTGTACTCTTCTTGGCGCTTGCGCGCCCACTCGCTGTACTCCTGGTTGGCACGAACGTGCTCCTCCCTGGAAATCTGGCGGATGGCAGACACGGGGTCAGGCTCAGTGACGGACTCTTCGGTGCGCTGCTGTTGCTGCTGGGGAGGGTTGCGCACCTCATCGGGAGTGCGGTTCCACCAATCGTTAGATTCCCAGTTCTGACTCATGCTTCTCCCAATCTGCCTTTCTCTTGTCGTACTCTTTCTTCACTTCCCCCAGTAGATAATGCTCTAGTGTGAGAAGAGCGCTGACGCTTCCCTTGTAGACGCAGAAGCGGTCAAAGTCGGTAACTTGCTGTAGGACGGTCCTGGCCCACTGGGCAAGGATCTTGTCGACAGCAGCAGGCAGACGGCTGGCTCGAGCTTCTAGCTGGAGGTCCCCGAACTCTTTCATTGTGGGGATGTCTCCCAGTAGGAGCATCTCCTCTGCCGTCTGCCAGTGCATTAGTAGGGCTGCTTGTAGGCGCCCTGCTTGCCGCCGCTGTCTGCCGGTCCACCGCTGGTGGTCTTCTTGCTCAGCATGTTCTGTTTCACTTCCACATGCGTGGTCTTGGGGTCGCGGGAACCGGCTCCGCTACCCTTTTTCATGGTTTCCATACGGGGGCCGTCTGTGGGCATCTCAGTGTCCTCCTTGCAGTTGCTTCTTGGTCAAGTACTGACGCTGCGTTTTAGCGGCATGGCACTTCTTACACACTCTACGCCCTTGATGGAGGTAGGTAGTCTGCGAAGTGAATTCATGGCCGTGCTTGCAATGAGTCATGCGTGCGGCAGCGCCTTTACCCTCCGTGTCAGTCTCTCTACTACAGGTAGTGCAGTAATTCTAACAGAATACGTCAATACCTTTACCGAGCTTTTACGTGAAGTCGATACCCGAATCCACAGGCTTCGTGAACTTTTTAACAGTCACGAAACCTTTGCAGATGTCCGGGCTCACACCCGGAGTCGGTTTGATGGGAATGTCGCCGTAGTTGCGCTCCATGATCTTGTCGTTCATGCGCTGCGACTTGTCCCCCAGGGACTTCCCGCGCATGGTCATCTCACCACGATCCAAGAGTTGTCGGTTCACATCTGGCTTATCCATAGGTCCTCCTTCCTACATTGGTCCTGAGATTGGGGGGTCTGTTGGTGGGAACGGGGCACCCAAGTCAGGTGCTACGTGCCGGGGGTCTGGGTTGACCGGGAACGGTTGCTCCGTAGTCCGCCCACTATTGGGCCACAACATCTGGTCAGGGTCAATCTCCAAACACTCGCACACCTTCTCACTCCACTTGTGCCACTTCGTGCGTGAAGCAGCGCCCGGAGTACCCTGGGTGATCTCCGCCCACTGGAGGAGGGACTCCAGCATCTCCCGCCGCGCCAACGCCTGTGTAAAGATGCGCACCCGAAACTTGAACTTGGCCCCCAGCTCAGTGAACCTCTGCTGGGGAGTGGCCAGCGTCTTCATCCACTCCAACTTCTTCACCAGCTCAGGGTTCTCGTAGGTTGGAGGGGGTGGCGGGACCATGGGGGCGGGAGCCTGCCCAGGAGTAGGAGGTGTCATCGACGGCTGCCCCATGGGTGGTGCGGCGGGAGGACCTGGGGGAGTGAGATTGGCAGAGTTCTTCTGCTCCGCAATCTTCTTGTCAATCCAGGCCGCCCACACCGGCTGTGGGATGAACTGGAGGATGAGGAGAAAGGTCTGCCTCAGAGCGGGCTCCAGCACGTCCAGTTCAATATTGGTGACGATTTGCTCCATGGTACCCATGACCGCTTGCATCCGCTCGGTAGCCTCCTTGGCGGAGGTGCGGGTGCGCCGCTGGGGCTGGGAGGCGGCACCCGCCATGCCGGTGTATTCGGCGAGGTCCTGACGCACATTGCCGTAGGCTTGATAGACGCCAGGGGACATGTCCGGGACACCAGTGCGGGCGACCGCCGGACCATTGTTCCCTGCGTACTTCTCCACCTCCAGCACTTTCCCGGGAAAGAGCCCATTGGCGAGTTGGGAAGGCTTGTGTTGTAGCTGGCCGATGTCCACCTCGGTGGGCGGGTTACAGACCTGCATGAAGTAGTCCAGTGTCTGGTTGGTCATGTCGACCTTGGCTTCCAGCCCATCCAGGTTAACGATCACCGGGCTCTTGGCGTAGGGGTTGCCTGGAAGGTCAAGTGCCCCTCCGATGGCAAACGGAATCCTGCCGTGCCAGTAGGGGTTTTCCGTGGGGGGCTGGATGAGATACTTCTTCTGTGAGACGATGGCGAACTCGCCATCCATGCGTTGGTCGCCGTGCTCATCGTAGAGGTCGCCCCAGATGTAGTGGAGCACCACTTGGTCACGGTTCCCAGGCACCCTCACCAGATTCTTTTCCATCGGCTGCTTCTGGCGGTTGTTGACTTCCGTGTCGAGAGACTGGGAGCTGGAACACGTCTCCTCCACGTAGCGCCAACCACGTACTTGGGCTTCCTTACGAAACTCCCCCCGCGTCATGGTCTGAGTGTAGATGACGTAGCGGCGCTTCCTCCGTCCAGCCGTATCAAAAAGGAAGTAACGAGGGTTCATCGCCTCCCAGAGGATGAAGAAATCCTTGTCTGCTGGAAGAGTGGGTTTGCCCGTGGCGGGGTCTGCGGGGGCGCCAAACCCGAAACTGGGGATGGAGCTTTGTAGGCCGCTGGCGGCGGCGATGTCTCCCAGCGTGGCCGCCCCTTCCCCAGAGTTGGTGTTCATGTAGCCGTCGAGCATGGGCGCCACACGGACAATCTGCTGGCCAGTGATGAGCGCCCAGAAGCAGGCATCGTAGAATACCCGTTTGACGTGGGCTTCTGGCTGCTCCGGGTTCTCCAGCATCTCCAGGATGAGGTCGCGCACCACATTGAAAAGGGGCTGCCACTCGGCCTCATGGGAGTCAGTCTCAAACCACTTCTCCCCAGCCTTGTTAAGGCCTTTGGTCATCTCCCACAGCAGGTTGAGGGCGAAGGTCAGGACGGCCGGGAAGTTCTTCTGGTTCTGCCAGCGCTGCTTGCGGCTCCAGTCATACTTGTTTTGGATGCGCCTCCAGCAGCGGTCCCATTCCACCTCGTTGGCCTTGCGGATTTCATACTCCGTCTGCCAAGTGGAGATGATGAGCTTGACCAGCGACTCCTCATCGTTCACCTTCGTAGCGGTGCCCGACATGATGGGCGGGTCATTCGGACGTGAGTTGGGCCTCGGGCCGGTCTTACCGAAGCTGTCACTCATCTCCAGGCTCTTCAAGAACAATCCGTCCATCAGTAAATCCCCATCTCCGCATCAAGAAATTCCTGGAGGGACATCGGTTCAGCGTTGTAACGACCGTCCTCCACCGTGCGCAGCACCTTGTAATCCCCTCCCCGCTCTCTGTCGCGCATACTTCCCGGGCTGCGCATGTTACGAATACTTCTCCTGTTAGTAATACCATATCGCAACGAATCTGCGAAATGGATGTAGTAGTCGTCATCCACAGGGCAGAGTTGCCCGGACTTTGCGTTCGGGTCTTGGGCGAAGCCAATCTCCAGCATGTCAATGATGTCCTTGGTGTAGGTCAAATCGTTCTCCACCACAATAGCCGGCTGCAGACCGAGAATCTTGTGGGACTCCAGTGTTTTGAGGAGGGCAATCACAAGGTCCACGCCAGCGTCCTCGTGAGTCTTGCAGCTCTTGGGGTTAAGACCCAGAGACTTCAACACATCGAAGGCATCCTCTTCCGTGACGCCACGCGGGTCCTTGTTCTTGCCGGCCGGGTCACCGTAGCACTCAATGGTGGCGTTAGGGAACATCTTCTTGATCTCGTCCATGTAGAAGCTAGCAAAGGGGCGTAGTGTGATGTTGTCCCCCAGCCAACCGGCGAGGATGCGGATTTGTCGGAACTGCCCAACCTCCACGTCTTGGAACACAGTGATGCACGGGTGGCGGTAGCCGAAATCGAAGTTCACGCACACAGGCCCGTCATCCCAGTGGCGCCGCTTGACCCAGTTGTGAATGAAACTCTCCTGGGAGAGGTGGGTGCTCCGATTGAAGTAGGGACCGTAGATAGGAGAGCCCTTGATTTCAGGACCGTACTCGCCCATGATCATGCGCTGGAACAACGACGGCTTGTTCCTGAAGTGCTCATACTGGGATTCGATGAAACCTGGGGGGAGGTTCTTGCGATTGTCCTCCATGGTGAACTTCAGCTCGTTGTAGTCCTCTGGGCTGGATAGGGGCTGACCACTGGCGGGGTCGACCTTCAGAGAGAAACGCTTGTAAGCCCAGTGGCTGGTAGTAGTGGGGTTGAAGATGTAGGCGATGAGGCGCACCGGAACGCCAGACGGTTCACGCAAGCGGTTGGGGATGGTGTCCACCACCTCCAGGGGGATGGCGTTGGCCTCCTCAAGGAGTGCCCCACTATACTCCGTGGAGCCCAGACCGATGGCCGTGTCGCCCTTGCGGTTGCCCCCCATAGCCGACTCCGCCGAGCGGAACACCCATTTGCTGCCGTTGCGGTAGACAATCTGTGCCGGGGCGGTCTGGCTGGAGGCGCGGTAGTGTGCTTCAATCCCGTAGGTCTGGTTGAACAGCTCAATCTGCCGGTAAATTGAGCCCGTCATTTCTGCGTGGGTGCGGCGCATGACGAGAATCTGAATGCCTGGGAAGGCGTCCATCAACTCGTAGAACCAGGCGATGGCCGTGGTGGACTTGCCAGAACCCACTGACCCGCGCAAACCAAAGTGCTGGATACGGTCGGTGAGCGGGTTCTTCAAGAACATCTTGAAGGCGAGTTGCTTGAGGTTGTTCTCCCACTTGAACGTATCGTAGTATTTGCGGGAACGGTTCAGAGCATTGTCGATCTGCTCCGCTAGCTCCAGTGCGGCGAACTCGAAGTTGTTGCGGGGAAGGTTCTGGAGCCTAACTTTCCGGTTCAAGGGCCAATACCGGAGCGCCCCCAGTGAGCGCAGCATACTTACGGGCCTGCGCCAGAACGGCTGGCCAGTATTCCACTGGGATGGCTGGGCGAATGACGTGAGAGAACAGCTTCCCAATCACAGAAGCATCCACGTTTACGTTCACCTGTATGCCTTCAATAATGCGCTTCTGCGTCTCCACTAACTTGCCACCGCGCTCAAGTAACTTGGAGAACTGCTCCACATGCTTGAGAGGTAAGTGCTGCACAGGGAGCACCTTGCGCAGCTCATGTCGAAGGTCTTCCTCCACATCGGAAGACACTTCCAGGTAACCGCGCACAATCGCCACAATCGCACCCACCAAATGCTCCCGGTCCAGGTCGATTAGAGAGGTGATCTCCTGAAGCACCTTACCCTGCATAAGGCGGTTAAGGGCAATCTCATTACGGATGTCCGAGAGTTTAGGGTTGCTACGAATCTGCTCGAACAACCCCCAGTCATTTTTGGAGATTTGGAGATCCTGGGGGGAGATTTCAGCCGGCTCTAGCTCTCCAGAGAACTGGGCAAAAATGTCTTCTACCATACCTGAATGGACAGGTTCTGATTAACGCTGCCTCCACTGGTTCCGACTGTGAACACATCCCCGTTAGAGACAGGCACAACTGGAGAACTAACTTGCCCGTTACCACTGCCTGCCATTGAAGGCACTGTAGCAGCACCAATACTCACACCGTTCTTGTAAATCTGCATGAGGCAATCAGTCCCTGAACTGATGGACACTTGGTACTGAAGACGTGCGTAAGTCAAAGTGCCAGAAGCAATGGTAAAAGTGTAGGAACCGCTTGTGACTTTACCAGATGTGTTGTTGTAGGTAACAAGTCCCTGGGACGCACCGAGGAAGCTGGTAGTAGGAGCGCTGGGGGTGTACCATTCAGCGTGCCCACCACCAGAAGTTGTCCAGCGAATCTCGTCATTCGCCCCAGGAGTGCCGGTAACAAAGTCAGCCAGAGTGTAGGGACCACGCACCTTCCAAGTGCTGGTGTCGGCATCCCAGTAGATCAGACTGTTGTCTACCTTGCCAGTAAAATCCACGTTGGCAAGGTCATCCAGGTCGATTTGGTCGCCGACGAGAGCGGCAACGTCGGCAGGTGAGATGAGGTGGACGTGCTGAGTGGCTCCGATAAAGTTCACGAACCAGCCATCCTGCGCCAGCGTGAAGGGTCCATCCACATCAAGCAGAGTCTTGAAAAGCAAGTTCACCACCACATCCCCAGAATCTTCATTATTCTGGATTCCGATTTGAGCCACAACCGGCGGGGGCCAGAGCACCTGGACATACACGGGCGCGTTAATGGGTGCCTCCCGGGAAAGGGGGGAGACTGTTTACACCTAGTCCTGCCCACCTTCCTTCCAGAAAGGCTGTAAGGTTGTCCCGCAGAGCAGTGATACTTTCTCGACTCAGATGCACGCAGTAGGCTGCTTCGTAAAAGTTGGGAATAGAGGGAGGCTTTGGGTAGCCCATGCTAAAAGCCAGCCTATCTCCGTTTACGTGAAGCATTCCGTCCAATGTAGGAACTACACCCAGCACAATGTTACCGCCTTCACCACGCATAGTCCAGCCTGTAACCTCCCCATCCTCTGTCATAGCTGCACCACCGGGGGCGTAACAATGGACTCGGTGAACACCAACTTGCCACACATAAGCGCCCACTTAGGGCCAGCGGCTGGTGGTGTGATGTTGGCCTCATATGTGAGGGTCTGGCTGGCGAAGGTGGCGGTGTCGGCAGGAGCAATGTGAAGCTGTAGCCAGGAGTAAGCGGGGATGAGAAGCCCCTGCACATTCGTGAAGTCGGTATTCTGCACCGCAAAGTAGGAGCCGTTGGAGTTGGGCGTCTGCCCCAGCGTGAGCACAATCTCACCAAACTGGTCCCGGCAGACGAACTCAGGAGTGGAGTCCTCAAAAGAGAAATACCCGGCTGGGATGGTGGGCCACCAAAAGTTCCCATCCCAGACCCGGGCTGCGTCTACTGGAATGTCCAGCACAGCACTCACAGAGTGAGGATTCTATACTGAGGGTGTGGTTCCTACTTGTAGCCGTATGGCTTGAGGGAACGCATAGTGATCTGCTGGAGAAGGAGCCCACTGCAGTAGTAGGCTGATGAGAAGGTGATCTTCCTCCCCTGCCCCAAATACTTGATGCGCTCCTCGAACATCAGAAGCTCCAACCGCCGATCCTTGAACAATTGCTTGGGAGCTGCATCGTTCAACCAAGTCAAGGACATCAAAAGAGCAAACGGTTTGTTGAAGGAAAGCGCCCGCTCAAAAATCCTGCGCTTGTTGGAGAAAGGTGGATTGGAGAGGATGCAGTCCCACTTCTCTGGCTCGTAGGTGTAGAAGTCCTCACCATAGAAAATGTGGGAGGCCACCACCTTCAACCCTTCCTCCTCCAACACCCGCACAAAGGCAGAATCCAGGAAGTCGAACGGGCACCAGTAAACCCAGTGTCTGGGGAGGAAGGGCACAATAGCTCGAACAGCGTAGTCGGGAGTGTAGCACTCATCGTTGCAGACGGGCGAGTATAGGACTCGAGAACTGTTCATTCTCCCAACAAAAGGTTGCCGATGTGCGCCCCACCCCACAATTTGACTAGGTAGGGACTGTGGTTCTTGATCATGATCATGGGGTGGGGGTCATCCAACAACCGCCAGCTCAGCAGCGTACTTTCCAGACCGCATTCGATGTAGGTAGGAAGCAACTCGAAGTAAGAAGCACCCGTCTGCTGGGGCGTGCCCTTGATTTCCTCCCGACCTTTCACCAGTACGATCTGATGGGGGAAGATGCCGGCTGCGTCCAGCGGTTTGATTTCGAACCTGACCCAACGGCGAGAAATGTCTACCAGTCCTTCACGCGGGTCGCGCGCTACCAGTGTGCCTTTCTGGGGCGGGCTCTGTGGGAGCCAGATGTAATTTTGCATGGTGATATTGTGCATTTGCACCTCCAGTGTGTAAATTTAGCAGCACCTTGCATTTTACACAAGACCCCATTGACAAAAAAGCAGAGGAGCCTATAATTTTCCAGAACTAGGAGGATTCATGAAGGAAGTAATGCCCAAAAGGGAGTTCAACAAGACCCTATGGAGCAAGGCACGGCTATGGGTCAAGTATCACACCCACATGCAGCGCATTTGGGACGCCTGCATAGCGGTGATCGCCGCTATGCTCCGTCGAGGTCAACGTATCAAGCTGGGGGAGTTGGGCTCTCTCATGGTGGTCGACGTGCCCGAACGCACTCGCCGCATCAACACTCATCTAGCGGATGGGCTCCCCCAGACAATGGTGGTCCCCGCCCACAAAAAACTCAAGTTCTACCCCGCTAAGAAGTGGAGAAAACTGTGAAGGAGTTCGTGGATGCAATTGTGCGCCTGCTTGAGACGCACAAGTTCTCTTTCGCAAACGAACTGGAGCTACAAAACGGGATTGAGCAGATTTTGAGAGGGGGTGGTATCACCGCTGACAGGGAGTTGCGTATTAACTCTAAAGATCGCATCGACTTCGCTGCATACCCAGAGTTTTCAGAATTCACCGACTTTCCCTGGGTAGGGATTGAGGTCAAAGTGAAGGGCAATCCCGTTTCCGTGTTCGAGCAATTGGAACGCTACGCCCACGCCCCCAACATTCAGGCCCTCATCCTGGTCACCTCTAGTAGGCGCGCAGCGACACTGGCCGCTGAGTGGCCAGCGGCCTACATACCCCTTCACATCGTAAAGGTGAGCACCCTATGAGCAGTCCTGGTATTTGCAAAATCTGTGGAAAGCCCACCAGAAGCAAGAGCAGTGCGACGTGCAGCCCCTACTGTCAGGGGGAGCTGCTGTCCCAAAACCTCACCGGCCGAAACCTATCAAGTGGTAACACGGGACAGTGTGCTATCTGCAAAACCCCCATTAACCACAGGACGAAGACGTGCGAGGACATCGCGTGTAAGCGCCAGTATGAGTTGCAAAAAATGGACCCTACTAAGCTGCTTCCTGACTTGGAATCACGTAAGATGCCCGACACCATTGACCAACTTGAGCTTCCCGGCCACGGCACCATCGACTGGGTAGACGGTAACTGGGTGGTGGAGTGCACCCCCTACGTCATGATCTACCTCAAACGGGTATTCGAGAAGATCCCCAAGGGAGCGCACGGCAAGATCATCCTGTCTGGCTCCCTAGAAAATGCCCGACAGCTTCAGTGGTTTCGGCAACGGTTCCCCATGCCAGCACCCCCCAAGCTGGAGGAAATGGCTCGCGCCCACGAGGAGCACGAGAGGACGATCACCAACATCATTGAGAAGGGCACCTGCCCCGACTATGCGCTGGCTAGGGAACCACGCGAGTACCAGAAGGTCGCCGCCCACCTGTGCCAGACTACAGGTGGGCTCTTACTGGGGGATGACGTGGGGCTCGGCAAGTCCATGAGCGCCATTTGCGCTGTGCACAAGACCCTGCCAGCACTGATTGTGACGCTGACTCACCTCCCCAACCAGTGGAAGCGGGAGATTCTGGCGACCATCCCAGACGCCAAGGTATGGATAGTGCCGACGGCAGCACCCCCTACCCCCAATTTCATGCAGACGTTCTCGGGCAAACCAGACTTTGTCATCTGCAGCTACTCCAAACTGACTGGGTGGGCCGGAACCCTCGCCGAGTATGTGAGAAGCGTGGCCTATGACGAGGTGCAGGAGCTTCGCCATGCTGGCACCAACCGTTATCTGGCGGCGCAGCGCATCACCGCCAAGACGGAGTTGAGAATGGGAATGAGTGCCACCCCCATCTACAACTACGGGGACGAAATCTTCAACGTATTGGACCTCATCAAGCCGGGTTGCTTGGGCCACGCCGCCGAATTCTTTCGAGAGTGGTGCAGTGGCATGAACAAGAAAGCTTCCATCCGTGAAAATCGCGCCTTCGGCTACTTCCTCCGCGCGCAGGGGCTCATGCTCCGACGCACTCGAGCGGAAGTCAAGCGTGAAATCCCACCAGTGCAGAACATCGAATACGAGATTGAGCATGACGAGGCCGTTCTCAACAAGTGGATGAAGGGCTGCACCGAGCTGGCCAAGATCCTCCTCTACAGTAAAGAGAAGAATGCTGCCTTCCGTGCTGGAGGAGAGTTTGACCATCGGATGCGGCAGGCCACAGGACTGGCCAAAGCACCGTATGTGGTGGAGTTTGTGAAGATGCTCTTGGAAGCAGAGAAGCGAGTCATTGTTTACGCTTGGCACCGAGCCGTCTACACGGAGTATGCGAAAGGATGGACAGACTACAACCCTGTCTTCTACACCGGAACGGAGACTCCAAGGGAGAAGGAGAAGGCGGTGGATGCCTTTATAAAAGGAAACTCCCGCATCCTGGTGCTATCCCTGCGCGCTGGGGCGGGGTTGGATGGTCTTCAGCACGTCTGCCGCACCGTGGTCTACGGCGAGCTGGACTGGAGTCCCGGCATCCACGTCCAGTGCACAGGACGACTGGGGCGAGATGGGCAGCAAGACCCGGTGACCGCCTACTACCTGACTTCCAATGAGGGGGCAGACCCTGTAATGCTGGATGTGTTGGACATCAAGAAGCAAATCGCCCAGTTCGTGGACCCGGATGCCCCACTCACGGAGACGAAAGACCCAGACCACATCAAGAAGTTGGCCGAGCGCATCCTGGGGGTGAAGGAAGACGTGTTCGCTGAGTTCGGGTTATAGGAGGAGAAATGGAAGAAATCGACCGACCTGCTCACTACAATCACGGAACCATTGAAGCCATTGACGTGATTGAAGATTGGGGCCTGGGTTTTCACCTGGGGAACGCCGTAAAGTATATCTGCCGAGCCGGCCACAAAGGTGATGCTTACACCGACATCAGGAAGGCGAGCTGGTATCTCAGTCGGTATCTGCGCAAGGGGAGGCATGGACAAGAAAGCAACTGAAGCTGCCGCCGGGGTGTGCAAGCAGTGTGGAAACACCTTCCACTACATGAAGCGGAAGGAAGCCAAACCGCGCACGCTGTGTTCAGACGATTGTCGTGGAGACTGGCTCTCCAAGACAATGAGGAAGAAATGACC